TGGAAAAGAACTTTCCTGGTGCTAAAGTGAGGTATGGGGACACCGATAGTGTCATGGTTGAATTTGACGTAGGTGACCGCAAAGGCATAGAAGCTGTGGAATACAGTTGGAAGATAGGTGAAAAAGCTGCCGACGAATGTTCAGCGCTTTTTAAAAAACCAAACAACTTGGAACTTGAAAAGGTATATTGGCCCTATTTCCTATACAGTAAGAAACGATACGCCGCAAAGTTATGGACGCGGGGTAAGGATGGTAAGATGAACATGGATTACATAGATGTAAAAGGTCTTCAACTTGTGAGACGCGACAATACCGCACATGTACGAGAAGTGTGCAAGGAACTTTTAGATGTAGTACTTGAAAGTAGTGACATCGAACCACCAAAGGCGCTCGCACTTCAAAGAGCCATAGAGCTGATTGAAGGAGATGTACCAAACGAAAAACTCACACTTTCACAGGGTCTTTCTGATTCTTATAAGGTGAAGGGGCAGAGTGTATCTATAAATAGCCCGAATATCAGGGATATTAATCAAGCTCACGTACAAGTTGTACGCAAAATGCGGGAGCGACAACCTGGATCCGAACCACAATCTGGTGATCGCGTACCTTACATTCTCGTGAAGACGGACGATCCTAAGGCAAAGGCTTTTGAGAAATCGGAAGATCCAAAGTATGTGAGTGAACACAGTGATGTACTACAGGTCGATTACGAATATTATTTTATGAACAAGTTCATCAACCCAGTCTGTGATCTTCTCGAGCCGCTATTTGATGATCCAAAAGAAGAGATATTTGGTGAACTTCTTACTAAGATCAAACCAAAAAGAAGACAAAAAAAGAAAATGGAGACTCCCATCGATGATCTCCCATTTAAAAATTAAAAGCTATGATGTATTAAGGGATGAAGATTTCTGAAAATCTCGCGCGTGTATTCGAAGATGAGGTAGAAAAGGTGTGTCACGAAAGAATGTTGATATATGCACAAAATATATGTAAAATTCATAACATACCACTCAAACTTTTGCTCAGAGATTTACCTAACCCGAGGGGGTATTGTCTCGGTATAAAAAAAGGTGGAGAGCCATGCACTAGAAAGGCGAGTCACGAAGGATTTTGCCTTTCACACGCCGGATCATCGAAACTTCATGAACCCGTAAATATGAACACGGTAGTTAGACACAATCACACATTCCCTCCTATGTTTAAAGCAGGATGTCCCGCGTGTGAAAATTCGAATACTAACCAATTTAGAGATTTGAGATGTATTATGTAATATGAGGAAATCGGATATCCTATTAAATTCAATAGACACATTTTATGGTGCATCTGAAAATGGTGAGATGCTCACACAGATACTTTCAAAATCCGGTGGCATTTCACTTAGAAATTTGGAATGGTTTATCACGAACTATTCTAAAAAGACAAATTTGATGTATAAGACAAACGACGGTAAGATTTTCAGTGTTCACTGTGCTTACAAATCGACATTAGATGGATATAGCAAGAAACTATTTGACCCATTTTGCAGGTCGGATAAGATATCATACAAGATTCCCGGAACACACGATGAAATTCATACGACTGTTGCACAGCTCAATTTCATCAAGTGGTGTATAAAAAATGGAATCATAAAATATATAAAAGAGCACAAATGTGATTTATTTGGGAAATGATGCGATCATAATCGCACCCTCTTCGGGTACTGCTACGAATTCCCCGGTGCCATATTCTTCTACGATAGGTGAATATGATATTGGTTCTTCGCGCGTGGTTAAATATCCATTTTCAAATGTAAATGTTTGATAAGATGTATAATATATATGACATGTAAATGTTTCCGTTGTTCCGTGATAAGGATTTAATTTAAAATCTATGGTGGTTCGATTGTTTTTTATGTTTGTAAAATCGAGACTCCCAGATGGATCGACGTTTCTTGGATGCATAGAGAAGCTATATGTGTATATATTCCTTGGGGTGCTGTGAAATTTATGATTTAAAGTAGTCAAGTATCTGTAATAATGAGAATCTGCGGTATTTATGAGTGGTAAATCTTCACCATTTATCACCAATTTAGCCGATATAGCCACGTCATCTGAAATCGAATCGTTCGCTCGTCTATAGGAATAAAATGGGGTGAAATTAAATCGGTTATGATAGTAATCATATAATTGATCACTTGAATAGATGTTACTCGCTATATTTTCATCTTCAAAAATCTTATTTCTAAAGAAAAAGTGAAGCGTCTTGACTCTATTTTGTGGCGTGAGTTCAATTTTTAGCTGATCATTTCCGGGTTCCGTGTCTACTTTTGGATGTGTCTTGAATACATCGGTAAACATTTCATATTTACTGGAAGTATAAAATAATCTTTCTTCCGGCGTGACTGTGATCTCTTCTGTCACTACGTCGAAACTATCTAACGATAGAGTGACTGGGTCATCTGTAAAAAATGTTTGTGGTCTAAATTCTATATCGAATTCCAATTTTTGTTTATTTATAGCACACAAAGGAAAATACGGTCTATTATGCACGTTTGTTTCGTAGTCAGACGACTCGTAACTTCTAGAAAAGAAGAATGGTATTGGTACGTATACGAAGGTATCACTCGTTTTTATTAGATTGAATGTTGGTGATAAGACGGTTTCTCTATTTATGAAACGTCCATCTGTGTAAGTTCTACTCACGTGTTCTGAATGATCTAAATACATTTCATCATAAATAAACCCTATATCATCTTTATATATTTCTAGAATAGTTTCATCCACACGCATAATTATGCTTTTAAATAGGTGTTTACCAACTTTATCCGCATAATTATAATTCCCATTGGATAAACCGGGTAGTTTTACTCGTATGTACATATTTGACAATAGATCTCCCATGTTTCTGGGATTAAATGTAACTTTCACAGTTTGACCAAATGGCCACCCGCTTGATGCAGAACTAGGTTTATTAACATTAAAACTTCTATGGAATTTTCTAAAATCCGAGTGTCTTTTCTGTTTGTAATTAAAGAGTGAGTCTGCACCCAACAGATACGTATCTTGTTCGCCTATAGCAGATAGGCAGAGTGCTGCACCGGTATTTGGTCCGGACCTATCGCACATACTACTTATTGTTTATATATTTTTAAATCGGATTTCCACATGGTGAGATGACTCGTTGCATTCAGTGTTTCGAGTTCCTTCTTGATTGTGTTTGTATCATCATTAAGACTCTGAACCGCTTCTTTTGTGTACTGGTATGTCTTAATATTCAACAAATAATCATACGATCCATCAATTTTATCATAAGATTTTGAAATTTCATTTTCAAGTTCACTCTTTTTTCTCTTGAATACGACGATGCGCTCGTTGATGACCGCGTCTACAAAACGGGACATATTTTCAAGTTTCTTCGTTTTTTCTTTGAGAACGTGAAGAAGGTGTTCTTTGCGTTTTTTATACGTTTGAATTCTGATTTCAACGAAATCACTCAGAATCTCTTCTGGACTTTCGTATTTTCTGATACCCTTTGTGGGGTGAAATAAGTGCATATTACTCACATGAAACGACTTCTGGAGCTTGAAATCTTTTATGATATTTTTACCCGCGTATCCATGTATAGCGAAATCCACATCTTCTGTTGTACTGTTATTGATGAACCCTGAAATGACCTTCTTTTCCATGAGTGTGTCGAGATACTCTTTGTAGTCTTGCGTCCATCGACCGGGTGGGAGTTCTGTAATTTTGATACCTGTACCATGATTATTAGTTGTCCAAACACCTTCTGTGATCCAAAGACCTTCCTCATTCTTGAAAATGCGTCCTTTGAACTTATCAAACCATGGTTTCATTTCCACGAGTGACTGACCAGAAATAGAACGCTCTATATTCTCACATATATCTTTTGGATTGAACGGTGGCACGTAACAACTGAATCCTGTACCGATACCTTCCGTGCCATTGATGAGCACCGTGGGTAACACCGGAACATAATACTCTGGTTCAATGGGTCTACCATCGTCGTCGAGATATTTGAGGACAGCGTCATCTCGGGCATCGAAGAGTTTTCTCGCGTCTTTGGTGAGCTTTGTGAAAATATACCTCGTTTGACTCGCATCTTTTCCACCCATGAGTCTCGTACCGAATTGACCACACGGTTCGAGTAGATTAATATTGTTCGACCCCGTAAAATTATGTGCTAATTTTACGATCGTGTCTGCGAGAGACACTTCACCGTGATGGTACGCCGATGTTTCCGCCACGTACGCCGCGAGTTGGGCAACTTTCATTTCGCTCGTGAGGTTCTTTTTGAAACAGGAGTACATGACCTTTCTTTGTGAAGGTTTGAGTCCATCACACATGTGTGCGATCGACCGTTTCAAATCTGCGAGGCTGAAATTTACGAGATCTTTATGAATGAATTCAGTGATATCGATTCTCTCTACATTTCCATATGCAATCTCGAGCTCCGAGCTTTCTTTTTCGGTACTTTCGAGTAGCCACGTTTTTCGAGAATCAGCCTTCGTTTTGTCGAAAGCGAGCACGACAGATTCATCTGTTTTCTCGTCGGTGTCAAATTTAACTGTGAGTTTTTCGATGTTTTTGAAATATTCTCTTGCCTCGGCAGACGTAGACGTACCGAGTCCCTTGTAGTATTTAATCTTCCACCCAGGTTTTCCATTTCCATACCACATTCTGAACATGGAATCTGTGTAGAACGACATAGTTTGCGATCCCTTCGACGCCTTGATGATGGGTGTCACCATACTCACTACAAAATTTAGGTCAAGTAAACTTGGCCAAAAATAATGAATCATATTGAGTACGAGACCTTTGATATGACTTCCATCTGTATCTGCATCAGTCATGATCATGAGACGGCCATAACGAAGTTCATCGAGAGAGGTGTACACTTTACCTTGTTGAAGTCCAAGTATCTTCTTTAGTTCGCTGAACTCTTTGTTCTCCGTGAGCTGTTTGACCGACGCATCTCTCACATTTTTACATTTCCCGCGAAGTGGAAATACCCCGTAATAGTCTCTACCAACCACGGATAGACCCGCGACTGCGAGTGACTTCGCAGAATCACCCTCTGTGATGATGAGTGTACACTTCCCAGATTGGGTTGTACCAGCTTTATTTGCATCGTCCAATTTTGGTATACCCGTGATTTTAGATTTACGAACACCATCCGATTTTTGAAGTTCTTTCATTTCCTTGAATTTCGAGAGCGCCATGAGTTCATTTTGGATGTTCGTTTTGAGAATGTCCTTGATGAGTTTCTTTGTGGGCTCAAATTTGCTACCAAATTCTTGTGGTTTGAGTGTACACTCGGACTTGACCTGACTACTGAACGTTGGATTGACGAGCGTCGCTTTTACGAAGACCATGAATGCATTCTTTACTTGTTGGGGTTTGAGTTTAATCTTTTTCGCCATTTCGTCGATGATGTTCGACGCGAGTATACCCGCCACGTGATCCACGTGACTCCCACCCTTGGTCGTGCATATACCATTCACAAAAGACACTTGTTCAAATCCATCTTCCGATGGAACTACACACACAGACCATCGATCCGACGTAAACATACAAATTTCATCCGAATTCGTGTGCATCTTCGCGTATTCGTTAAATGCTGTCTTTGGAAGAGCTTCACCTTGAAATTTCACTTTACACCCCGGTGCGGTACAGATGTTCGCATCATACACGCGTTTCTCAAAAATTTTGAAGATGTAATCATCCATCGCCTTCATACCGAACCTCGACCAATCCGGTGTAAACGTGACGCACACACTCGAGGTCGTCCCCGAGTAGCTACGCATCTTCGGCTTTCCACACGTCTTCATGTTATCTGTCCATTCTTGAGTGTACGTCGTCTTGTTTTCTGAATCCTTGATTTTGATGGAGAATTTGCTCGAATATACATTCGTGAGCTTTGCGCCGTACCCATTTCTACCACCTACAACCCGCTGCTGTGAATCGTCGTAGTTGGTACTCGTGAGAAGATGCCCGAACGTGAGCTCTGGATTCCAAATCTGCTCCTTTTCGTGTTCTTTGACAGCGATGCCCCCGAGAGGCCCATTGTTCTCGACATTGATTTCACCTTTCTCTCGGTCGATGTTTACGGAGATGGACGTTACCTGTTTAGGATAGATCGAATTACGATCGATGGCGTTGACGAGAATTTCGTCAAAAATCTTGAGAAGTGCCGGTGCGTATACGACAGTTTTCTTTTCGAAGCCGTCGCCTTCCTTGACCCAATACTGTTCACCGACGCGGGCAACTGGACCAACATAAGAATCTGGTCTCTTTAATATGTGTTCCACGTGGGTGAGCTTTTGGATGCTTTCACTCATTTTACTTGATTTTTAATAAACGTGCCTCTCACTTAAGCTGTTTTCTTAAAAACAAAGGTAGGGGTCTTTATTTTTTACCTAAGTCGAGTAGACCCATCTATATAAAATCAGATAATTATGGTTAAACGAAAAATTTTTACGAAATCAAGGCGCACCCGCGTGAGACAAGCGGTTATAAATACCGAGATACAGAAGAAAGCACAAAAACTAAAGGAGGCGGACCTCATTAAAAACATCGACAGAAAAAGGCGTGTTTTATGTGGTGGTAGACACATATACAGAAATTTAAATAAGCCGACTGTGTATATCGTTTCTAACAAGAGCTTTAGAGACCCGTGGCTCAAGGTAGGGTATACTAATAAGCTCACGAGACGTCTTTCGGAGTTGAACACGAGTGTTCCGATCGACTTTGAAGTAGAGGGACACGAAACTTTTAGATCTGAAAAACACGCGAGAGCTGCGGAGAAAGAGATGCACAGGGTTTTTAGTCATCTGCGATCTCCAAATTCACACGAGCTTTTCATCATCAACCCTGTACAAGCAGTAAGCATGCTCGGACACATTAAATCTAGAATGAGAACCTAAGTCACGCAGACCCATCCTTGTAATCAAACATTTGAAGATGTCCTACGAACAGTGCCTCGCCGACGCTATGCGAATGTATCGAGTGGATTCCCCCACCGATAGATGCACGAAACTCGCAAACGCTACCTGGAAGATGAAACAAAAATACGCGCAACTCAGAACTGAAAAACAGAATAGAACCATTCAACTCATTAGCAAGGCTCCAGAAGTTGTATCTGAGAAGCGAAGAGCTGTACACACATGTCAAGCCGTGACATTGAGTGGTAAGTCGTGTGGGTTCAAGGCGGTGTGTGGTGGGTTTTGTAGAAAACATCAACCGAAGATAAAATATTAGTGTACTATAAATGTTAGACCAAGAGACACTTCGTCCAGTTGTAATAGCCATGGCTCTCTATGTCGCTTTAGCCAAAATTGTTCCAGACACCGTGAAGAAACCAACCAACATTGGTTTTGTAGACGATATCGTTTCCATGTTGATCGCTCAAAAGGGTGCCATCGCCTCGGGTGCTATTCTCACCGGTCTCATTGTTTTACTTACCAATTACATTATCGATGAATTGTTGTGAAACATTTTCTTTACCCACCATCCACTTCGTATGTGAGTGGTCCATGTGCCTCAATCGTTTTTCATATGCATCCGTCATGAATTCCAAGAGTTGTTCTTTGTTTGGTTTGCCCCATTGCATTCCTTTCTTAAACAAGAAATCGTCATTCTGCAACTCTTGAAGTTCACACGAAACCGTGTACGGTGTTTTAACATATTCGGGTGCACCACCGTATTCTGTGATGATCACGGGTTTATCACGCATGGCCGCTTCAACTGCACCCATACCAACTCCTTCTGAACTTGAAAAACTCACGTAACAATCAGACATTCTATGTATTTTGTCCATTTCGTCGTCCGATACGAGCCCGTTTATTACTTCAACGTTTGGTAGATTTATGGTTATCGGTTGATTGCACGTGGCTTTTACCAGAAGCTTTGTATCTGGTTTATTCAGACGAACGAATGACTCTAAAATAGCTCTGAAATTCTTTCGTTGGTCCATCACGTTGCCTATGTGATAGAATGTATACGTATCCTTGTGTGGTATGTGCGCCCGTATTACATAGAATTCGGTGTCCGGAAACTGACGCGAAAATACATTTTTACAGAATTCACTCGGTACGGCGATTCTATCAAATAATTTAAATAGTTTTCCATAGTCTTCGTGTACAGTTTCAGTTTCACATACCGTCATGCAATGTAAATGCTTAATTTTCTTTTTGAGTTCGACTATTTTATCGAACCAGTATTCGACGGGTAGAGCGAATATGAAAGCGCGTTCACATTCCGGTATGTGTTCGGATACCTGAATATATTTCCATTCGGGGAAAAGTTCAGTGTATTTCTTTGCGTGTTGTCCTATTCCACTCAGAAGGGTAGGACCTATGACCAGCATTACATTTAAAGATAATATTTCCTTTATGTATATTATAATGGAAGCTCTCAGGCAAGAAATCAGAGATGAAATGCAAACCCTTCGAATCAACAAGAAACACGTGTATGGTTTGTTGATGCGTTTGGTGGATGAACTTGACAGCACCCCAGCGCCAGCACCAGCACCAGCGCCAGCGCCAGTGCCAGCGCCAGTAGTAGAACAAGTCGAAGAAGCCAAGGCTCCCGCGCCAGCGCCAGTTGAAGAAGCCCCTAAGCCCGTGAAGAAGGTCGTTCGCCGAGTTAAAAAGAAGGTTGATGGGGCATCGGATGCTGTTTTGAAGTAATGTAATACACACCTCCTAAAATAAGAAGTATCATTAATATGAGATAGCTAAATGGGTATTTTTTTGTTTCTCTTCTAGCTTTCTCCAATTGTTCCGCGTCGGGTAGTTTTTTTACGTTATGGTTGAGGCTGTCTATCTTTTCCATGAGACGATCTAATGCCTGTAATATTTGTACCTCTCTATTGCGTGGTTTTTCTTTTACATCGATGGTTGTTATTTCTATTATCATGTAAAACGAAACACTCGGTTTGAGTAATTCGTAATCTCCATCTCCTTGGGATTCATACAATTTAAAGTGTGTTTTTTGTATTGACAACGGATTAAAAAACCCTGTCTGTCTTTGATGCGATCTCCACTGTTTATCTCTCAATATAAACGAGTTACTACCAGAGAAACTCCTCTCGAGTGGTATTCGCGCGAGTATTTCCCCGTGTCGTTCGTCGAGTATCTGTGCACGCTTTGGTATGTCTTCGCACACGACATCGATATATTTGGACACGTCTGTATTTCCAGTTGAATCACTTTCGCCTATTTGGGTCACGTAAAAGTCTACTATCTTAAACCCTATAACTTTTGACATATCTTCCATGTGTATATTTGAATCGAGTGAGAAATCTATCGTAAATGTATTATTAGAACCATCTACGAATTCTGAATCTACTGTGATGTACTGGACTTTCTTCGCTACTTCATCAAGATTCATCTTGTATTTAATATAGATAAAAAAAGACGCCTATGAACACATAATGTGGTGGCTTTACCCGAGAGCCGTTTGCTACGCTTTCGCTACGACTTGTGTGTATAGATTCACGAAGGGTGTGTTTGTATTTATTGCACACGTACCCGAGTATATTGAATACTCGATTGACGATTTCAGGTGGTCTAAGTTTATTGAGCACCCCAAACGCTTTTTGAGGACTATTCAGAGTGAAAAAAAGAAGCTTGAAGAAGAACATCTCAGTAAAAAGAAGGAAGAATGAGTCTGTATGACAGATTGTTTAATATTTTTGTTCCTAAGACGATCAAATGTGATATCAAAACTCAGTGCGTTAAGGAGGGGTACGAAATAGTCACCGCTACAAACGAAGTCGGCGAGGAAATCATTCTCGAATTTCCAAAGGTTCATAAAGGAATAGTGAGTGTATAATGCAAAATGGTTGCACGAGCCGCGATTTCCGTCTCGCATTTTGTCAAGCCACGCGGTCTCTCTGTACAGACGTCCAAATTGAAATCTGGAAAAAGGTCATCCAATGCGAGTCGAAATGCCCGGGTGCACCAAGGAAACGAAGAATACGCTGTATACGAAACGAGTGTGAGAGACCTCGGATTAATATTGAGGACGCTTCGAGTGAACCAGATATATGGTGATGGAGACTCTTCTGTGTATGATCCAGTGATCGATCTCGTAAAAATGCGTATACGTGAAATTAAGGTACAAAATTTAACCCAGCAAGTAGATGATTACATGGCGTGTTGTTCTGATATTGAACGTTACAAAGAAATCGAAAACAGAAATATTGAAAAAGAGCGGTTTTATAGTAGATTCTCATCTTGGAAACCCACCGTAAGACATGCGGAATTTACGCACGACGATAAGATCATGGAAGCGCAAGTGAGACTACACGAAATCACCGAGAGGTGTCGTGATTTTGAAGAGCGTGAAAAGGCGTTTAAATTGAAAACATTTGGAAGACTTGCGTCTAGAATTGACTTTTAATAATGCACTTAAACAAATCAACCGTAGATGATATATAGAACATGAATCTCAATACCGAGCTCGTGAAACACTGTGCGTCTCTTTGTCGTGTTCCGTATTTGGATGGACTCATGACGAGAATGACTAGCGAAGACACTGAGGTGTGGGCACTCCGAGCCGAAAACTTCCCCGAAAAACTCGTTCCTCGTAATTCTAGAAATTACATGTGTTACATGGGTGTTTCTACCAAAAAATTAAATGCATCGTATGGTAAGGTACACTTTCTCACTTTTGGTCACGAAAACTTCATCGAAGATTCGAGTGTTTCGAGTGAAGGTATTCTAGAACACACGTATGACATCTACTGTGAACAAATGAAGGATCAAGAAGATGTGGACGAATTGTATTTGTATCCGTGTCAAATTGATGATGATTCGTTAGTGTATTGGAGTGATATCGCCAGAGACACATGGAATATCCGCGATAAGCGTGAACTACATGAGTTTATTCGTCAAAATGAATTGATGGGTTGGGTCGACTGGTCTGCACTCGAAGAAGATTTACCGGATATTTACCACCCAAGTGAATACGAGTACATCACAGATTCAGAATCCGAGTCCGACTCTGAATCGTGTACCGAGGACGGTGAAATCAAGAATTGCGAATCATCCGATGAAGATGAAACTCCACGAAAACGCAGAAAGTTCGTATTCGACGAAACCGACGACGAGACCTAAATGTCAGTATCCTGGGTGTTGGCATAAATCATCTAGATATGGCTACTGTAAGGCACATGTAGATGAAGGATTAGCTGCGGAAGCTCTATTGGAACTTAAGAACACCCAAAAAAACTGAAACCGTCAAAGAATGGAAAAACAGAGTTTTGAGTGCGATACTAGGCTTTTAATAAATATTTACAATATCGTTCATTCAAATTTCCCATGGGCGAATACTCGAAAAATAGGTGGACGAGTGCTCCGGTTAATACGAGCGCCCGTGTATCTTTTACCACTTTGGATACCCCAGTGTATATAGCTAATGTGAGAATTCCTATGAGTATTGCTTCGACTAGTACTGACGTGAAAGGACGTGCGATCATTAAAATTACTGAGAAAAAAATTCCTAAGTCGTTGATCACTACATTTTTTTAAACACAAATAATGAGTGAACTCGCATATCTCACCGATCTCGTAAAGACTCTCATCGACGAAGTAAAAACACTTCGCGTCGAGAACAAGCAGCTTCATGAAAAATTTGATTCATTCAAGGATCAGATCAAACCTAAACGAACTGGTGCTACACAAAAGAAACCAGTCGCGGAAAGGGTACAATGTAAAGCAATCGCAGCTTCGAGTGGTAATAGATGTAAATGCCGCGCCAAAGATGGAAAGGATGTCTGTGACAAACACGATCGACAGCACGCGAGTCCGCCACAAACATCCGAGTGTGCACCACCACATCAAAAGAAAAAGCCAAGAGTAAAGAAGCCTGTGACCAAAAAACCCGTTCCGGTACACAATCACCCCATCGGCGAACCTCCGGGAGATGGTACTGTTTGTGAATTGTGTGAACAACACGGTGATATATTTGATCCAAACGTGGTTGACGCCGATTTTGAAGTTATCGCGGTGGATGGTTTGAGTATCGAAGATCGACTACGAATAATGTTAGAAAATGAAGATGCATAAAAAATAAGAGTGTAATAATTAAAAATGGATCCCATTAGAAATATAATGTCCCTCGTCGACGAGCATAAGACTGAACTCCCAGAAAATACATATCTAGAAATATGCGAAAATCTCAAACTATTATATGCATCCGGTGATACCGTGCGTGATAATTATATATTGAATCTCACGAATGATTACCTTTCACTCATGGAACAAAATGAGACTCTACGTAAAGAAATTACACAAATGAAGCGAGATTTGGTTCGCTCCAGAATGGCGAGATTCGACGACGTTTCTGTACCTATATCTAATACTCGGACATTCTTAGAAAATCTCGTGGGTGCATCTTCAAACACGACCACCGCGAATTCTATTGATGACATTCCGTTACCGCCTCTGCGCATTAGATTCTAAATGACGAGTTCTTTTTCGTGTCCAACTTTTAGTTCGGTGTTTATCATGACATCGTACCCGGCATCCTTTGCATTTTTACAAAATGCAACATCTTCAGAGCACATCTCTTTAATGATTTTTCCATCCGGCATATCAAATGTTTGAAGTTCCCTGTGAAAATATGGATACGTCATTTTTTCGAGTACTTCACGCTTTACCGCCATGAATCCCATGCCATTGTATGCGACTTTCATGTGTTTGGGTGCACCTTCGAGATCTTCTACGCGCAGAAATTTAAATGAACCATGTTTTTTGAAATAATCGATGTTCCACGTTTTAACTGCCGCGTAATGCTTCATATCTATCATCCTATAGATACCCGAAACAATAGGGTAAGTATCCGTATCTTCAATGAGCTGTTCGAGTTGTTCCGGTATGAAGAATATATCGCTATCTATGGTTACCCATACATCGAAATCAACTTCATTATTGAATGGTTTTTGATCGACACCTCGGAGTGTATCTAACCCAAGCGTTTTCATTCTTGAGAATGGCACAAAACTACTGTAATCGTTCACCATCATCACCGTGTAACCTTTGTTTTGAAGATACAAGAGTGCATTTGACCAATTTCGTAAAAATGCACCCGAAAAGTGATTTCCTGGAAGTGCTATGATGACCGTCTTCATTTAAAGGTGTATGGATTTACATCTTTAAACTTAGATAAAGTGTGTGAAACTATTAATCACAAGAACCAATGCGCACTAGAAAAAAACAAAATGAAGACCCCGATTACGTCGTTGACGATGCGTCAGACGATGAATTAGAAGACTATTATAAAACCGCACCTAAACCATATTTTGGTAATGGATTTAAGATTATCTTCGATGGTCGAGAAGAAAAACATCGTTTCATGAAAAGGGTCGGTTCGAAATATTTGAGTAAATTGTGATTATTGTGGTGGTGCGATGACCTGCCTGAAGGCCAAAAACAGTGCGAGAATGATGGAAAGTACTATCAATGCGACGTCCCACACTGGTTTACTCTTTCTACCCCAACTGACCGTAAAGAAAACGCCCAAAAATACACCGATAGATCTTAGCAGTGCTTCGAGTGCGATATTCATTTTTAATATATGTCTATATTTTATTTTTAATGTCACGGCTTAGAAAAAACTAGTTATAATGTAATAAGATGAACGTACCCGTGTACATACGAAAGAAAATGACTTTTCGTGAATACGTGAAGTTTTGGTACACACGAAAACGGGTTGCCAAAATGACGAAAAAGATGGATCACCACATATCCAAGGCTAAAAAGTATGAAGATTTAATGTACAAATCAGACGATGAATTCGTGGAATGCATAAATAAATTATGTATGAAATATGCCTAAGTCAATTTAAAGACTCACAGGGGTCGCACCAAAATGCGTTGCCCTGCCTGCAAAACCTGCGTATCCGCTATCAAGAATGGTCACATTGAATGCGTCGAGACATTCAACTACAAGAAATCCAAGAGTGCCGTAGAAGCGGCTGTTCGTCATAAACAACGAGAAATCTACAATTTCTTCAAACGATCTGGTTGCCCTAGATCCTTTGGTGAAGAATTATACGGATGCGCTGAAAATAATTGGAACGCGGAATTCTTTTCGATGCTTCACATTCCAATGCCAGACCACGAATCACAAACCCGTCACCTTCGTGCTTCTGTCTACGCGTGCATCATGCACGGCGATTACCGCATGTTGAGTGATTGCATATTATCTCATGGTATCAACACTTTCAATAATGCTTTTGATTCGGTTGAACGAATGCATAATGTTATTCATAAGGCCATCGTGTCAAAAGACACACAAAAGATTTCGAAAATGTACCATATGTTCTCACATAGATCTGAAGAGTGGTCTCCGACTGATTTCGATGATGCGATTGATACCGGTGTTATCGAAGTGCTTCGCACGATCGGTATCGAATGGAAGTACTGTCCGAGTGGTCTTAGAGGTGCCGGAAACGAAATGAAGTTAGCCACCATCAAACACAATCGCTTGGATATGTTGAGAATATTGGATCAGGACATCCATGGGTACCCGACTCAAATGATGAATGAAATGAAAACTACGAGAGGCAAGACTACGCAAGCTCGTAAGGAAATGATAAGATACGTGGTACAACGAGAGTATCTCGTCGTTGATCGCGCTCACGAAAGAAACGCAGAGAGACGACGCACTCTTTTTAACACTGAAGCCAATATTACACTCGAGAGACAAGTGGATCCGATTGTGGAGCGTGTTACCAACCTTCACAAAGCTCTCGCCATCATCGAAGATTGCAAAATTCCAGAGGGTAAGTACTTGGAGTTGTGTAACCTTTTGATGGATGTGCACCGTAATGGTGTGAGAGCTTAA